CAGCAGATCGTTCGCCAGCTTGAGCTTAGGGGCTGGAAGCCGGAGAAGTTCACGGAGAAAGGCAGCGCAATAGTTGACGAATCCGTACTTAATGAGGTAGACATTCCAGAAGCCAAGCTCATCTCAGAGTATCTCATGCTTGAGAAGCGAGTGTCTCAGATCAAGTCGTGGCTGGAGCTTGTAAGGAACGACGGAAAGGTTCATGGCAATGTACTTACCCTACGAACTATTAGTGGCCGAATGGCACATACTTCACCTAACATTGCTCAAGTTCCAGCTTCGTATTCGCCTTATGGTCATGAGTGCAGGTCCTGTTGGACTGCTGGTGGGCCAAGCCGTTCTCTTGTTGGTTGCGACGCTTCTTCGCTTGAACTTCGTGTCCTAGCCCACTATCTGAACGATCCCAAGTTCACTAGCGATGTTGTCGATGGTGATATCCACACTGCGAACCAGAAGGCTGCTGGACTTGACACAAGAGATCAGGCGAAGACATTCATCTACGCCTTCATCTACGGTGCAGGACCAGCAAAGATCGGAAGCATCATTGGAGGAAACGCAAAAGACGGACAGCAACTCATCGACAAGTTCCTGAGCAACGTCCCTAAGATATCGATCTTCCGCAAGAGGGTTGATATTGCAGCAAAGAGGGGCTATCTCATCGGCATCGATGGCAGGCGTCTTATCGTTCGCAACGCACACGCAGCAATGAACCTGCTCATTCAAGGCGCAGGAGCAGTAGTGTGCAAACAATGGCTTGTCCAGATCCGAGAAAGGGTAGCTTCAAGCAATCTCGACGCAAGGCTGGTTGCTTCCATCCACGATGAGTATCAGCACGATGTCCTTACCGAACACTCCAAAGATTTCGGAGAGTTGACCAAGGAAGCCATGAAGGATACGCAGAAGATCTTGGACTTCCGTTGCAGGCTTGACTCCGAATACAAGATCGGAAAGACTTGGGCTGAGACTCACTGACATGTAAGGAATCGCACTAGTGAGAAAGAACCTTATCCTTGAGGTGCCTGTCCATATCGACATGATTGCACAAGCTCGTATCATGTCGGAGGAGATGGGAATCATCAAGAATTCAATCATGCAAGGAGGAGGAAACATCTATGGATTTCTAGGTGAACTGCTTGTAGCAGAATACCTGAAGGTTCCGTTGAAGCATTCCTATGACTACGACATGGAACTGATCAATGGCCAGACAGTCGATGTAAAGACAAAGTCCACCAACTGGACTCCGAAGCTGGAGTATGATTGCTCCATTGCTGCGTTCAACATCAAGCAGCGGTGCGATTACTACTTCTTCTGTCGAGTCAAGAAGGACATGACTGTCGGATGGCTGCTCGGCTACATGCCAAAGAAGGAGTACTTCGACAAGGCAATGAAGATCAAGAAGGGGGATCTCGATCCTGCCAACAACTTCACTGCCAAAAGCGACATGTACAACATCAAGATCGATGCGTTGTACGAACCCGAAGCACTACTGAAAATAGTGCTTGACTCTAGAGCCAACAAGCTGTAGAGTTCCAACCGCTCTACAATATCCACTATGACGGATGTTGGGGCAATTATGTTTCAGAAGAGAAGAGGAGAGACTAAAATGGCTGAGAAGAACAAGTACACGATCATTTCCGGCAAGGCTTACTGGGCTTCACTGATCCAGCCCAATACCACGTTTGAACCCTGCTGGTCCATCGACATCAGCCTTGACCAAGAGAACAAGAAGAAGGTCATGGCAGACGGTCTACAGGTAAAGAACAAGAACGATGATCGTGGCGACTTCATCACCATCAAGCGTAAGGTAACCAAGCGTGATGGCTCCACCCGTAATGCACCGGAGATCATCGATGCTGCCAAGAACGCTTGGGACTCGTCGCTGATCGGCAATGGTTCTGTCGTCAACGTCAAGTACCAGCCTTACGAGTACACCGTTCGTGGCAAGAAGGGTGTATCTGCCGACCTCATCAAGGTACAGGTTGTCAGCCTAGTGCCATATGGTGGCGGCAAGGACGACGGCTTCGATGCAGTGGATGGTGGCTACACCGTGCCTCCAGCCCACATGGCAGCGGCAGCCAACGGCAGCGAGCATGTGAAGGGTGACGACATTCCCTTCTGACAGTACAGGTAAAGAGTAAGGTAAGGCGCGTGGGGCTACCGACATCAAATTGGGTAGCGTGTCAATGGGTGAGGAGTGGGACCATTGGCGATCTTCGATCAACAGGTACACTAAAGGAGAAGCAATCTTGAGCAATGAACTTCGCGTACTAAAGGCTCTTCTTCGTCGTCGTCGTGTTACCCGCAAAACCGCAATCGAGATGGGTCTTTGCGAGAACCTGACGGCCACGATCTCCCGTCTTCGCAAGATGGGGATTGCGATCATGGCTGTTAGAGCCAAGACGCCTGAGGGAGAGACCTACACTCGCTACAAGCTTGAAGACAGTTCCTTCAAGCGAGCCACCTCTATGGCTAACGCAGCCTGATAGAAAAGGCATTGCAGAGATGACCGCAGCCAAGACCATCGACACTCTAGTCGAAGACATCTACAAGCTCTTCGATCCGGAGAAAGAGGTCAAGATCAGCGAAGAAGAACTAGAAGCCTTTGCCGAAGGCATCAAGGCTTCGGTTGTCTCTGCTCTTACCCGCAAGAAGAAGCAAAGCTACCTTCGCCTGTCCATGATCGGAAAGCCAGACAGGCAGATCTGGAACGAACTGAATTCCGTTCCAAAGGAGGAACTCTCTTCTTCGTCATACATCAAGTTCCTGTATGGCGACATCCTTGAGCAGCTTCTGATCTTCCTTTGCAAGACATCTGGACATGATGTCAGGGATCACCAGAAGGAGCTTGAGGTCAATGGCGTCGTTGGCCACCAAGACGCTACAATCGACGGAGTGATGATCGACTTCAAGTCGGCATCTCCTCACGGCTTCCGCAAGTTCAAGGACAACACTCTTGCTATGGATGATCCGTTTGGGTACATCGGCCAGATCTCGTCCTACGCATTCGCAGCAGACACCGAAAGGGCTGGCTTCCTAGCCATCGAAAAGGTCTCTGGAGAGATTGCTCTCTGCGAGATCAACAAGGCCCATCGCATCGATCCATCGGAGCGGATCGACTATCTGAAGAAGATGGTTGCCTCTCCGAATCCACCCCCAAAGTGCTATGATCCCGTTCCGGATGGCAAGAGCGGCAACATGAAGCTTGCTACCGGCTGCCATTTCTGCGACTTCAAGAAGACATGCTGGTCGGATGCCAACAATGGGACTGGTCTTCGAGCATTCAACTACAGCAACGGCATTCGCTACTTCACTGAAGTCAACAAGACTCCTGATGTAGAAGAACTGGACATCAGGAATGGCAACTAAATCCCCCAAGAAGAAGAAGAATGCTTATCGTAGCAAGCTTGAGGCAACATTTGCATACAAGCTGGAAGAGGGGGTCATCGGGTTTGCCTATGAACCCTACAGCATTCCATACTCAGTTGTTGAAGAGCGAAAGTACTATCCGGATTTCATCATACTTTCCAACGGCATTGTCATCGAGACAAAGGGATACTTCAAGCCAGCAGACAGGAAGAAGCATCTGAGGATCAAGGAGCAGTATCCAGACCTTGATATTCGGTTTGTCTTTGGAAACAAGAAGAACAAGATCAACAAGAACTCGAAGACAACATACGAAGACTGGTGCAACAATCATGGCTTCAAGTGCTGTGATGGAAATGACACCAAAACAATCAGGGAATGGGCAAACGAAGTGGGAAAGAAACAGCAGCATGAGCGAACAGAGCGAAAGAGAAAGTCTAAGTGATCTCGGTCAAGCTCTGAAGCTGGACTCTCATTCAGCGTCTCCACCACAAGAGCTTGTCCTGTTTCGTACCGTCATCCTCCAAGCAATCCTTGACGCAACAAAGCCTGCAACCCATAATGAACCAGAAGAGGAAGCATTGGCCAGAGATCAGGCTATCTCTTGGTTCTTTGCTTCCATAGGCGTAACAGCCCAAGATTTCATGGATGTATGCGACATGGCTGGCCTTGATCCAAACTATGTCCGTACATTTGCACACAAGGTTCTTAGAACGAGGGAGATCAATTATGTCAGGAAGAGGATCAACACCGTACTCAACGGAAGTAAATAAGATGCAGGACGAGAACCTTTTCTATCCGTCTACAAGCTATGATCCATTTACTGATCCACTGAATGTACCCAATCGCAAACATCCGCAAATGTCCGTGATCGGATACAAGTTCAATGAGGAGCATTTGGTGAATGAACTGAAGCACTACATTGACTCCACATACGATCAGCACTACGCAAAGGGCAAGATCCAAGCCACCGAAGTAATTATCGATGGTGGTCACGGAGAAGGCTTCCTTGTAGGAAACATCGTTAAGTATGCCCTTCGATATGGAAAGAAGGACGGGTGGAACCGAAAGGACTTGCTTAAGATACTCCACTATGCGATCATACTTCTTTCGGTTCACGACAGGCGTCGCCCTACACCGTAACCGAACTGATCTGAATAATCCCGTTTGTGAGTAATGGCCACCAAGCCCTTGTTCGCAAACGGGTTTTTCATCTTCGTGAACATGGACCTTTTGTGGATGGAGGAAGACGATACAATGACCGAGAACAACCAATACCTTCCAACTGACTACCAGACATTCATCGCACTCAGCCGCTATGCCAGATGGCTGCCGGAGAAGAAGCGTCGAGAGACTTGGTCGGAGACCGTTGATCGCTACATCACCAATGTAGTTGAGCGCGTTGTCGAAGGACATCCAAAGGTTGTCAAGGATCTTCGCTACAAGATCATGAACCTAGACATCATGCCATCGATGCGAATGCTGATGACTGCCGGTCCAGCATTGGACAGGGACAATACTTGTGGCTACAATTGTTCATATCTTCCTGTCGATGACATGAAGTCCTTTGACGAGGCCATGTTCATCCTGCTATGCGGGACCGGTGTAGGTTTCTCCGTCGAAGGCCACTACGTCTCCCAGCTACCGGAGGTTCCGGATACGCTGTTTCCCTCCAAAGATGTCATCATGGTGCATGACTCGAAGGAGGGCTGGGCAAAGGCTCTTCGAAAGGTCATTGCCATGCTATACAGCGGCGAGATTCCGAACTGGAACCTCACGAACATCCGTCCAGCAGGCTCTCGCCTGAAGACATTTGGTGGCAGGGCTAGTGGTCCAGAGCCACTCAACCAGCTATTCAACTTCGTTACCGAGACGTTCAAGAAGGCAACTGGTCGCAAGCTATCATCACTCGAATGCCACGACATCATGTGCAAGATTGGCGATGTCGTTGTCGTCGGTGGCGTTCGTCGGTCTGCAATGATCTCTCTTTCCGATCTGTGGGATGACCGTATGCGTCATGCCAAGAGCGGTAGCTGGTGGCAGAGCAACCCACAGCGTACACTGGCTAACAATTCTGCTGTCTATCTTGAGAAGCCAGACATCGAGACGTTCATGCGCGAGTGGCTTTCTCTAGTCGAGAGCAAGAGCGGTGAGCGTGGCATCTTTGCTCGTTACGCTGCTCGCAAGCATATCGAAAAGAACGGTCGTCGTGATGCCGACCATCACTGGGGCACCAATCCTTGCAGCGAAATCATCCTTCGCAACAACCAGTTCTGCAATCTGACTGAGGTCGTCATTCGTCCAGAAGACACGATTGAATCTCTTATGGACAAGGTTGAGTCAGCCACCATTCTTGGCACCATCCAGTCTACCTTTACCAACTTCCCGTATCTTCGAAAGATCTGGAAGAACAACACTGAGGAAGAGCGTCTGCTTGGTGTCTCCCTTACAGGCATCATGGACAACAAGCTCACCCGTACCGGAGATGCAGCAATCCTGACCAAGCTCCGTCAGGTAGCCATCGATACCAACGAGAAGTGGTCCAAGAAGCTCGGAATCCCCATGTCGGCAGCAATCACCTGCGTGAAGCCTTCCGGCACTGTCAGCCAGCTTGTGGACGCAGCAAGCGGCATCCATGCACGACACAGCAAGTACTACATCCGCACGGTCAGGGGTGATATCAAGGACCCGCTGACACGGCTGATGATGGATGCTGGTGTCCCCAACGAACCGGAGATCTACCATCCAAACGATACCGTAGTCTTCTCGTTCCCAATGAAGTCTCCAGACAATGCCGTTACACGCAACGACATGTCTGCAATCGAGCAGCTAGAGGTCTGGAAGGCCTACGCACTGTCTTGGACAGAGCACAAGCCATCCGTAACGATCAGCGTTCGAGAGAGCGAGTGGCTGAAGGTAGGAGCTTGGGTCTATGACAACATGGACATCTGCTCCGGCATCTCCTTCCTTCCACACGACGATCACATCTACCAGCAGGCTCCATATCAAGACACTGATGAAGATGGCTACAATGCTCTTCTGAAGGAGATGCCAGAATCAATCGACTGGACTGCCCTAGCCCTCTACGAGCAGGATGACAACACTAGCGGTAGCCAGACTTTTGCTTGTGCATCAGGTGCTTGCGAGATCGTTGACCTGACCAAGAAGTGATCAACAACATGAAACCCCTTGACATTCAAGAAAAGGTTTCTTATATTTGTCCCAACAGAGGAGGTATCCAACCTATGGTTATCGATTTCCTAGACAACTTCTTCAAGGCCAATCATCTTGGTCTTCTCAACCAGACTTTCCCAAAGTACACCATCCTGCAAGGAGACAAGATCATGGTCATGTCCTTTGCGGTTGCAGGTTACCAGAAGAGCGATCTTTCGGTGACCTACACTGACGATGGCGTCCTTACCATTGCCAGCCAGAATGGTGCCACGAAGCCAGTAGGGGATCTGATGTCAGAGCCTCTATTTGCCTATGGCAAGCTTGGCAAGTACAACCTTTATGGTTACGACAACATCCATACCAAGCCATTCAAGCTGAGCCTGTATGTTGGCGAGGACCTTGATGTGGAGGGTGCTGAGCTTAGGAATGGTATTCTTGAGGTAACTCTAAAGGCCATTCCCACTAGTGAGGAAGAGGATACTCACACAACTAAGGTCGAGATCAAGTAACAGAATATCATGTACATTCGCAAGCTTCCTACCGTGTACATCGGCTTCGACAAGAAAGAAGCCGTCTACTATGACGTACTAAGACAGACCATCATCAACAAATCGAAAAGCGTCTACAACATCGTACCAATTGTACAGGAGGAAGTTCGCAGGGCTGGAATGTACTGGCGCGGTGTCTCTCTTTCAGAGGGGCATCGCCCAGTCGATATGTTCGACGGCAAGCCGTTCTCCACAGAGTTCAGCTTCACCCGCTTCCTTGTTCCATTCCTCAATCAAGGGAGCGGGCTTGCCCTCTTCATGGACTGTGACATGTTTGTCAGGTCTGATATCGGTGAACTGTTCGATACCTTTCCAGTTTCATCGAAGGCTCTCGGTTGCGTGAAGCACAAGTATTCACCAACCGAAACCATCAAGATGGATGGACAAGTACAGACTGTATATCCAAGAAAGAACTGGTCATCCCTCGTGATGTGGAACTGCGATCACAAGCAGCATCGTGATTTCCTGACTATCGGGGATGTCAATACCAAATCCGGTAGTTGGCTTCACGGCTTCAACTGGCTTGACTCGGTTGATGAGTATGTTCATGGCTACAACGAGGAATGGAACTGGCTTGACGGTCATTCACCAGCAGCCATCGAAGCAAAATGTGTACACTTTACAACTGGTGGTCCTGCCTACTCAAGCTGGACCGGCAAGCGTCAGATTGACGCAAAGTATGCGGATGAGTGGCATAGGGAGCGTCTTGACTGCTCCATCTATCCCAGCACGCTCTCTTGATAACCAACTATAAGTAACAAGAAAAGGAATACATAGGCATGAGGATCAATTTCGTTACGTCCTTCAGCAAGGACGGCTACAACAAGTACGCAAAGAAGATGCTGCTGTCCGTCATCGAAAACTGGAGCGACGATCTTCATCTGTATGCCTACTTCCATGACTTTGACAACGATACGATCAATGATCTTCCGTCTTCGGACAAGATTACCTACAGGAATCTGAATCTTGTAGAAGACATGATTGCCTATCGTGAGCGCATGAAGCAGTACGATGGCACTATGGGTGGCAAGACCCCATACAACTGGCGGATGGATGCCATCAAGTGGTGCCACAAGGTCTATGCACTTACTGACTTCGCCCTGTTCACGACTCCAGACTATGCAAAGGATGGTCTTATCTGCTGGCTTGATGCAGACACGATCACCAACAAGCCCTTCTCAAGCAGCAAGCTTTGGGAGATTGTCCACGAGCAGGCAGACATTGTCCATCTAGGACGCACTGACTCGGACTACAGCGAGACTTCGTTCATGGCCTTCAACATGGCCAACCCGAACGTGTCTCCATACTTCCTTGCAGATCTTCGCGGCTGCTATGACATCGGTGAGGTCATCTCCTATCGTGAGTGGCACGATGGCTTCATCTTCGAGAGGCTCTTGAAGATCTACACGGCTCATGGTGCAAAGGTCCAGAACCTCACGCCAACTGCAAAGGGGCTTGCTGCGTTCATGCAGTCACCGCTGTCCCAGTACATGACCCACTTCAAGGGCAATCTGAAGGAGCCACTGCCAAACACCGTAGCTCCTGATGTGTCTGCCGGTCGCTACAAGAAGCTTGCCGATCTTGTCCGTACCTACTCAGATGGAAAGAAGAGCTTCCATATCGTTGAGGTCGGCACTTGGAATGGTGGCAGGGCTATCGAAATGGCACTTGCTGCGTTCGAGAAGGTGGACATCGTCCACTATACCGGCTTCGATCTGTTCGAAGAAGCAACCGAAGAACTGGACAAGATCGAACTCAACTCGAAGCGCCACAATACCTTCGACTCCGTTCGCGAGCGCCTTGTCCAGTTTGCAGACAAGATGAAGAAGGACAGGAACAAGACCTTCACTTGCGAGCTTCACAAGGGTGACTCGAAGGTAACACTGACCAATGCAGTCAAGACTATCCCATCCGTTGACTTTGCATACATCGATGGTGGCCATAGCGAGACTACCGTCCTGTCTGACTATGAGAACCTGAAGCATGTTCCAGTCATTGTCTTCGATGACTACTTCTCGAAGGACGAAGATGGCAAGATTCTCGGAGATGAGTATCTCGGTACAAATCGCCTGTTCGACAAGCTGAAGGGTGAAGGCAAGAAGATCACGGTCATTCCCTCTACCGACAAGGTAAAGGGTGGTGGTATCACTCATCTGGTTGCACTGCTCAATGCAGATGGCCTGCCGGAGATCCCGAAGAACCTCCTGATGGTTCCAATCATCGTCAGACCACGAGACAGCGTTCCAAAGGAATACATCCTCAACAACATCGAGGAGAACATGAAGCTGATCAAGAACTGGTCCTTCGTAAGGAAGTATCCGTTCAATGAGGACAAGGCAATCATCGTATCCGGTGGTCCTTCAGTTGACTACAAGATGCTGAAGGAGTTCATCAAGGGTACTGGTTCATACGTCTTCTGCGTGAAGCACAGCTACCCGAAGCTCATCGAGAATGGCATCGTTCCCTTTGGCTGCGTGATCTTGGATCCACGACCAGTAGATGGTGTGTCTACTCACGGCATCGTTCGAAAGGACCTGTTCAAGGACATCCGAAAGGAGACCAACTTCTTCATCGCTTCCATGACCGATCCCAGCGTGACTAAGCTGCTGCTTGAGAAGGGTGCGACAGTCTATGGCTGGCACGCCTACTCGGAGGCAGTACAGCAGGCAGCCAATCCACAGAACTTTACCGTGAAGGCAAAGATCGATCTCGGGGAAGATACCGTATTCGTTACTGGTGGAACATGCTCTGCCATGAGGGCTATTGGCATGGTCCACATCGTCGGATTCCGCAAGTTCCATCTGTTTGGATTCGATGGATCTATTCCGAACGTGACCGAAGAGATGAAGAAGGAGATGTCCGAAAACAGGCCAAAGTATTTCAACGTGGAAGCCTTTGGCCAGAAGTACTGGACTACTGGAGAGCTACTGGCTATGGCACAGGACTGCGAGCGTCTATTCCAAAAGGAAGATGTCGATATGCAAATCGAGGTATACGGAAAGAACACACTTGTCCAGACGATCTATGATCACTCAAGGTACAAGAATGTCCCGCACTTCTCGCAGTTCTTCCATGCCAGCAAGGCAGCATGATTGGATAGTCAGTTATGGTAAATGAACGGCAAGAGAAGTTTGCACGACACTATGTCGTTACCCGCAATGCTACCGAGTCGGCAAAGGCTGCTGGCTATGCTGAGGGCACGGCACAGGCACAGGGATATAGACTGGTAAATAGTCCAGATGTCGCTGCTCGTATTGCCGAGCTAGAGAAGAACGGCATCTCGGACATCGATGTACTTGCCGAGATCGAGAAGCAGTACGAGTATGCCAAGAACAACAACCACACCCAAAGCGCCCTCAAGGCTCTTGAACTCCTATCGAAGGTAAAGGGTGGTATTGCCGTAGAGAACCCCAAGACCATCAAGGAGCTTGAAGAGGACATCATCAAGAGTCTTGAGATCTTGGGCGAAGAGCGGACGATGAAGCTTCTTGTTCGTTGCAGTTTCCTCTCAAGGAAGAATGGGGAGGATGAAGAGTCCGGCGATGAAGCAGATGAGGAAACCAACAACGACGAGGGTGATGAAATCATCGCTATCGAGCATGAAGAAGATCCTCAAGAGGAAGTACCATACAATGATGAAGATGGCGAAAATGACCAAAAGCCTCCACAGCAGTGAGGACTACTACTGCTTCTTTCCCTGCTCTGCAATGAGCGCAGTCTTCGCCTGAGAAGAGGAAGAGGACCCGAAGTAGTAGGACACCACCTGCTCTGCTTTCGCACTTACGAAGCCAATCAGGGTTCCTACAGTGGTGGCCGTCAAGGGGTCCTTCATTCCATCCACATAGCCCAGCAGCACCGAGAACACGGTGCCCATGAAGCCAAAGACAATAAGGAATGCAAGTGCTCGTGGCATCCAGTCTCTTGTCTGCACCTCTCGGTTGCGGGCAGAGTTCCTGTCTTCTGAGTGAAGCCGCTCTACATCAACATCCAGTTCCTTCATCTTGACAAGGAACTCGTTGTTCAGTTCCTTGATGCGAACTAGCTGTTCTGGACTTGCCTTTTCGATTGCCTGCCTAAGCTCTTCTGGATCGGCATCTGGCTTTCCCAACAGAGCTTCGCTGAGCTTTGATGCAACCATTCCACCAAATGGCCCTCCAATGGCTGTGCCTAATACTGGAGCGACTGCGCCTAGGATGCCGGAAGCGATCTTGCCCAAATCCATTTGAGTTCATTCCTTTCCTTCTTTAAGTATGTTACTTCTTTGCTTGCGATAGTCTGGCATAGGCATTGGCCAGCTTTGTGTCATAGCCATGAGTGGCATAGGCTGGTCCATTGTAGCCCCTTGCGAAGGCTGCCCAGTCCTTGAACCGTAGAGGCTTCAGAAGGTTCGTGGACTTGAGGAAAGACCCCATGTGCCTTAGCTGGTTGGCCTCTGACTCACATGCCTGCTCTACCATTTCCCTTACCGTAGCGCACCCAGCAAGCTTGAAATTGCTGCCCATGATCTGACCAAGACCCCAAGAGGTAGACAGCAGGGCAGCAGTCTCGTCCAGTTCCACAGCCCTCCGGATCTCGTCATAGACGGCATCAGATCCCTTTGGATAGGGCTTTGTCCCCCAGACTTTGTAGGCTAGACCAGCAGCCATAGCCTTCTCCAGCAGTTCTGGTTTGCCGACTAGCTGCCTATGGAAGCAATGGCGCTCAAACAGAGCCTTTGGCCTTCCTGCATTGTCGAAGCCAGATCCAGCAGCTTCGACGGCAATCACAGCCCTAAAGGCTGCTGGCTCGACTTCCAATTCCCTTGCCAGATCATCGATTTCAGAATCAACTACCTTCAGTGCCTTGCCATTGAAAGACATCATTCTTTGCTTATTCCTTCTTTTCCTTCACAAGTTTCTTTCCAGAAAACTCAACTGTTACTTTTTGCAGTTCCCTAAGAAGTTCAATTGGATACTGCTTGTCAATCAGCATTCTTTTCAGATCAGCCTTGTTGAACACAGAGTCAGGCATGAATGCTCCGCCCTTAGCCAGCGTAAGCTCTTGAGGAATCCTAGTAGAAGCTTGACCCTTGTCTGTAATTGCAGATACAATTCGACCAAAGTTGTATTGCTGTTCCTTTCCGTTCTTATCAGTGTATGTGATTCCTTGAAACAAATCCAACTTGTCCTTTAGATTGATCATACCCTCAAGCTTGCGTTCCTGATACTTACGAAACTCATCGACAATCTTCTTGCCCAGTTCTGGGGTATATTTCTGATCGGTTGTCTGGGACACAAACTTCATGAATGCAGGCTCAGTCTCCTGAATAGCCTTGATGTCCTTTGACAGATTGAAGCCAATAGCCTTGTCCAGATTCATCGTTGTTGGGCGAATACCAGTCTTTGCCCATGTTTCGATATCCCGTGAAGAGAGAGGAAAGCCAGCAGCATTTATACCTTCGTAAAGCCCCCTCAGTTTTTCTGACTCCAAGGACTCAATATAGGTCCTGATTACTTGGCTAGTGCCCGGCTCAAGTGATTTAGCTAGCTCAAGGGAAGCTGCCTTGACCTTGTCTAGCGTCGTGGTCCCAACTGCACTTTCATAGATTGGCTTTCCAGTCTTCATGTCAACACCACTTACTACATTCATAAGTGCTTCAGTGAAGAACTTTGGATTGGTGTAGGGATCAGTAACTGACGACAGCATTCCCTTGAGTGCTTCGTCTACCTCAAACTGCTTTACTTCCTTTCCTGCAAGAACCTTGCCTGTAAGAAGCCTTACTGGAGTCTTGAGCACATCATAAGCATCATAGGAACTTGAGGATGCATAACGTGTCTTGATGGAACCATCCTTGCCTTCCTCAAATCCGTTAAGGAAAAACTTTGTGCTTCCCTTGCCCCAGTCTGGAGCAAGAGCCTCTACAGCTCTCTGGTTTTCATCGGTTACGCCCAGTGATTTATTGTTTGTCTTAGCATAAAGTTCTGGACCAAATAGTACAGTACCCATTGCAGTAAGTCTCTTTAGTCCATTTCCTAGTTGGGATAGATTACTATTTGCAAACCCACTAGCTATATCGCCAACAGCATACTTGATGATGTTCTTTGATGTGCGGAATACTTCTGTTGGATACAGTGCATATGTACCAAATGGAAGCTTTGAAAGCTCCCTGACGACTGGAGAGGAGACACCATATGTAGGCATGGTATCCCTTACTCTCTTTGAAGCTTCAGCAACAAGCTCATCCTGAGTCATGTTTGGAAACATCTTCTTTAGAGATGCTATTTCCGATTGATGGGCAAGAAGCTTCATGTAGTTATCGGGTTGCCCGTAGAATGCACCAAGTCTTTGCATTCCACCAACATATGCCTTTGACAGGAAATTTGTTGGAGAACTGCCTAGTACATTTGCATTTCTGGATAGGATTTCAGCAGTAATGTCCGTATCAAGAACACCTTGCTGCTTCAGCGTCTGTAGATACTTGATTGCATTCTTGTCATTTGCTCTTACCTGTTGGGTAAGTACATTGATGTTTGAGAATACGTTCTTCCATGCTGCCGGAGACAGAATATGGCCATTGGCTGCAAGAGTCGTAGCTGCGCCCATTGTGTTGACCACATATGCTGGAAGATCCAATACAGTCTGCGTTGCCTGACCAAAGCCAGATACCTTTGCAAACATATTGCCAATGCCACTGCCGAGCTTATTATTCCAATTCCACAGATTGGTTCCATTGGCAATATAGTCAGCCATCTGGGGTGTCGTGTAGATATCAGCCAAGGCCTTTCCGCCACCACCAAACTTTCCAATCGACTCCCTGCTTACTTCCTCAAGAGTCTTTCCACCAACAATTGGAGTAGAAGAAAACTTTGTTCTTACAGAAGGAAGGAATTTGAATAGACCTCCGATATCGATTACAGTATCTGCATTCTGATTTGCAAAGGTCTCTACTGCCTTGATGTATTCAATTTCAGCTAGAAGCTTGTTCTGATTCTGTAGAGTAGTTACAGCATTCCTGATCGGATCTTTTACCTCTCCAAGAAGATCGAGAATAGGCTTGTCGATTTCCTTTCTTGTCCTGAGAACCTTTACCAGAGAGCCAATGACGTCGATATTGTTAGCTGCCAGTGAACCATCCATCAGCTTTTTTACGAACGTCTTGTTTTCTCCGGATAGGTTCTGGACCATTGAATAAATGGCAGAGTCAAGCGTGGCCTGCTGCTGCTCTGCACTTAGCGCAAGAAAGTTCTTAGCCGTCTTTGAAGCAGGATCGGAAGTAATCTGCTGAAGAAGGTATCCCCTAGCTCTTTTCACCTTTGCAATGAACTCAGCATCTGCTACTGGAGCAGCACGACCCTCTAGAGCATCCTTTATCTTTTGCAGATAAGCTGGATTATCAGTAGCCTCGAATGTCCTAGTGATGTAGATTTCACCATTCTTGTAGCCAACGCCCAGTGCATCCGTTCCAGTCAGACCAAGCTCTTGATTGATCCTAGACTGATTGTTTTCCACAGTAGTGCGAAACTCATCGATCTTTGTCTTCAACTGCTGTGGAAGACCATTATCGATTCCATCATTCATGTATGCATTGAAGTCTGCATCAGAAACCTTGAACTCCTTCTTCGATGAGTCAAGATCCTTGGCAACTCTCTTCAATTCAAGCTCATACGCTCTTCCAGCATTTGACTTCCTTACATACGCCTCGAAGATGTCATTTGGAAGATTTGCAGTAGACTTGAATGCCCTGCCCAACGATGTATTGATTCTTGCAATTGTCTCTACGATAATATTTCTCTGCTCGATCTTGCCAGATGGAGTTTGGACAAGAGATGACTGAGTTGCCACTGCATTTGGTGATGGTGGTGGAACATTCAATGCTCCATTGCTAGCAGCCTGACCAACACCCTTCATCTTTGACGACGCAGAAGTTACAGCAGACACCAATGCTGGAACACCCTTGAAAACACTAGCAACTACACCAGTAAGGGCAGAAGATTCAGCAAGCCTCTTCAGCTTTTCTTGTGCTTCCGTATCTTGAGGATTAACCCTGAGTGCTTCTGCAATTGGTTCAAGTGCAGGAACCTGAGCCATCAATTCTACTGCAACCTGCTCTTGGTCTGAAAGCTGAACATCAATAGCAACGCCAGTAGCTGTCGCTGCAATATTTGAACCCTTTGAAATGCTTTTTGCCTGCTCTAGGCTGATTGGAATAGTCTTTGGCTTTACCACCATTTGCTGGCCAGTTGATTCAAGAATCTGACGCTCAACTCTTTGTGCAATTTCTTTTCCAAATTGCTTATTCACACTTTCCTTATAGAGAGTGAGAGCCTTCTTTGTTGCTCCTTTTGCAAGTCCAGCACCTGTGAAGATTGTAGCAATATTGGAAATGAGTTCCTCAGATGGGGTAACATCCCCTGCCAATGTATCTTTCAGATTTGAAAGTCTTGTGACTATATCTGACTCATATACTTTGTTAGCCATCTCAGGACTGAGAACACTCAATGCCAGACCAGCCATTTCTACTGGAGCAGCTACAGTTTCTACTGCTGTGCGTCTTCCTACGGCTGCAGCAGTTGGCGCACCAGTGGCCTGTGCCATCTGACCAACATTGAAAAACAGCATTGCTTTCTTGTACCAAGGAGTATTAGGATCTTTATACTCATCCATTGCCTCCTTGATCGTGTCTACTTGAGAAACAATGGCTTTCTCACGAGCAGCCGCAGCCCTATCTTGAGATTCCTTCTTCTTTTCAGCTTCTACAGCACGAGCTTCTTCTCTCTGAAGAGCCTTTGACTGCTCATCAAAATACTGCTCTAGTGTTCTTTCTGGAGGCTTCGTGTAGAAAGCAGAAGCCGTAGCGTCTTGCTGCTGAGCTTGAGTTTCAGCATCCGTAGGTGCAGGCCCCACACCCAATCCTACTTGTCTATAGAAGTCGTTCTGCTCTAGTCTATTTTCTCCACTAGAGTAATACTTTTCATACAGAGCATCCGCTAGTTCCTTGTCAGGGACATCATCATAAGCAGGATACTGCTTTCTGAATTCCTCCAACTTTGTTGGCATATTTATCTACCTCTTGGATTAACAGGCAGATTAAGTGGATTATTGGAAGGTCCACCAGCACCACCAGAACCACCAGCACCTGATCCAGATGCGGGTGCTGGAACTACTGGACGATCAGTACCACCAGCAGCACTTTCCCGACGCTGTGCAGCCCTGCTTGCAATCCAAGACAATGCAGCATTATATCCATCAGCCCCAGCTCTGCGAGCAGTGATAAATTCCTTCACAGCATCTCTTTCATCATTGGCCATTTGAACAAGTCTTGGATCATTAGCTTCCAGAACCTGATTACCCAATCTCACGGAATTTGTCTGTGGGTCAAAAGTAAAACCATACATCTGGGCTACACTAGCCTTGATTGTGTTGATCTCACCACTAGTTGGCTGCTTGACTTCTGCTGCCTTTGCAAGCTTTGCAGCATAGTCAGTAACCGCATTGAGATACTGGGCAGCAACTTGAGCACCTTCCCTGTTCTCCTTGCGTGCATCACGACCAATCGACATGATCTCCTTCTGAAGTTCAAGATCAAGATCAAGTGTCTCTTCCTGTACCTTGAGCTTGAGTTCCTCAGCCTTTAGCTGTCTGTCTAGCTGGTCTCGGCTAATGCCTGCTTCCTTTGCCAGTAGTTCACGTTCCCTGTCAGAGAGGGCTTGCAGTTCCTTTCTCTGCTGCTTGACAAGACCGGCCTCTGCTGCCGTGATCTTTCCAAATTCACTTACAGAAGGCTGTAGGGATCGAACCAGATCAGACAGAACACCACCACTGCCGCCTTGAGGCTCGGCAAATCTGAACCCAACATTGGCAAGCTCGAAGAACTTTGCCCTGTTGAGAGCCTCTCTTTCAGCCTCTGTCTCTGCCTTGATCTGTTCCCGACGCTGTGGAGCCTGTGCTCTCTCTTCTTGATAATATTTGAGAAGTTCCTGTTCTGCTGGGGATACCTGACCAATTCTCTCTGCCAAAGCCTGTCGCTGCTCGGCAACACCTCTTCTACCTGCTGCTCTTTCTTCAGCCAGTCTACGATATTCGGCAATCTCAGCAGCCTGCTGTGCTGGAGATAGAACTCCAGTACGAAGCATTCCGAGACCCATTCCAGCAATATCAGATGCTTCCCTTTCAGCATTAAGTTGTGGAGCACCACCAGCCTGTAGTCTCATTACCTTGCCACCCTTCTTGCGGCGAATGACAATGGAAGACAGCCCCTTTGCATTTGGCCTTAGCCTTCCGCCTTCCTTGAAGAAACCGAAAGCTTTTCCGAGTGAACCAGCACCAATTCCAGCACCTGTAAACTGCTGTAGATAGGAAGGAGCAGGGGCAAATGTCTGGGAAGACCGCATGATGTTTGGGTCCATCTGGTAGCCACGGATGATGGACGAGTATCTCTGTAGTAGCTGCTCCGGATATGTACGCTCAGCCTCGAACTGCTGGCGAGCCAGATCAAGTGCAGTCTGGGTCTGTGCTTGTCTTACGCCACCAACCTGCTGAAGAGCACCAAGTTCCTGTAGGCCAACAGATGGAGCAACTTGGCCCAGCCCAGCAAACTGGGAACCAGCGGAAAGTTCCCTAGCCCTCTGCTGTGCAAGACGCTGCTGTGCATCCTCATAGGCAGAAGCAAG